TACTATACATGTTACTTTCCGGCCCTAAACGCCACTTCACCTGTTGTAGGCGTTAATAGGGTTACTTAAGTTACTTCACGGAAAGGAGTACCTTACGGTTACTTCTGTCCGGAAGGGGGGGTACTCCGGACCTCACTTCTCGATTTTCATCGTACCCCACAAGTGTACCCTAGGGTACCCCACTGCGCGAGAACGACCGACATCTGTCTACCGATCTGCTGCGGCGTCTACCTCGCAGCGACCCTTTACAAGTTCTATCCAAGATGGCACAGAGGAACCCGAACTCGCGTCTGTCCGTTACAGACATCCACTACGTCGAAATCGTCAACTACCTCGAAGAAGAACGCCAGGCGACTGAACTAGCCAAACGGAAGGCTGAGATCGCTGCTATGAGGGCTCAAGAACGCCTGCATGCTGCCAACTATATGCTTCGTGCTGCGAGGCAGTCACTCGACCAAGTGGCAATGCAGAATCACACGCTGCGTGAATCAGCTACGGGTGCAATTCGATGCGTTGACGAACTATACAACATCCTACGACCGTTTTTCGCAACGCATACACAGTTAGCCGAAGACGTACAAGCCATCATGCTGCGCAGTGACACTGCTTTCGCTATGATGATGAACGCTGGTAGAGCGCCAGTTGATTTAACTGGTGATACAACGGAGGAAGAGTAGTTTATTTTTCATATAATGTATATATTGCATATATGCATTATATTCTTTTTTTATTTTTTTAAAATTCGTCGGCATGAATACCTGGTACAATATACGGCTTCGGCTTACGTCCCCACGGTTTCCACGGAGTGGCAACCTGCCCCTTTTGAAAGAATTCAAAGTCCTTTGAATCTGACTGTCTAGCGCCAGTGGCATGATCCTCTTCACGAGGATGATGAACAGATTCTGGAACAGGAGGCAAATCAGCATCAACAACGTTGGGTCCAGAAGGAGGTGGCTGATCCGTATCCTGAACAATAGGTCGCATTTGGGGACGTGATCGCTTTTGGCCTGTAATAGGAGCTGATGGCATAATAATGTCACCAGCGGGATGATTTTCATCCCGTGGTGCAATAAGTACGTCCTCCATCAAAATTCCTGCAGTACCAGAATATCCAGAACTGGGTACCCATCCCCCTACAGCAGCCCAGTTCTTGTTCACTCGATTCATTTGTCGACGCATATACATCTCGTTTAGTCGTTCGTGATACTCATTACGACCTTGACCTCTAGCTCCAAGGTCAACAGCGCGCAAATGAGAATAAAAGCGGTCTCGTTTAGCGCGTCGAGACATAATTACTTCGTCGCGACGAGACATGGGCGGATAGTTTGCAACATCCGCCATTTCGGCATCGCCATCACCTATCACAAACCTATTTCAGTTAGTGATTCGACCACCAAACGCAGAAGCGCGATTGTTGTCGGTGATGCCTGGAATGCCCCAATAGCCTGACGCTGCGGATACCGCGCGGCGCATGCCTTGGTGCATCAGGAAACGACCCATAACATTCGCAAATTTCAAACCCTGATCAGTCGCACCAGCAGTCATCGCGTCCATTGCGCGACTGATAAAATTTTGTTCTTCGCCTTGAAGATATGCACTGGGTGTGTGCCCAGCAGTACGTGACACACGCTGGAGAGTCGAAACATCGAACGCAGCTGCCGGGGTGGCAGTGATTGTGCTTGCATTTGAAGGTAACCCTTCAACATGTAAAACTGTTTCAGCCACCAGAGCACGAGTGCTTACTGGTGCACCTTCAATTGCGCACAAAATTGTTGCCCAGCCTTCAGTTTGAAAAGACAAATCAGACTGCTGCGCAGCAATATCTGAATCTGGGTCAACATAACGCGTGGCACTAGCATCCAAAAACTTATTGACAATCGTCAAATGACGCTGAGTCAATGAAGCTAGTGGAATGCGCTGGTAAAACATCTGATTAATCATTTCAGTGGTGCTAGCAGGGTAAGCCCATGTAGTTCCACTGAAATCAGATGGCACCACACAAATGTGGAGGTAACCAGTGATAGATGTCGTTGCAGCAGGGCATGACACTCGAATGCCATGAGCAACTGGGCGAATAAAATTATAATTCTGGATAACGCTGGCCAACTTGCCGCTATCGGTACCTCCGTACGTAGCGGGCCAAGTCCAGCTGTTAACGCCAGCGGTTGTGGGATAAATAAATCCCTTCTTGAAATATGGACGAAATGCGACACACACGCAACCGTGTGTTGGGTCGGTCGTAAAATTCTGGTTTTCCTCAGACCGAAAATACGCACTAGGGTACGTATTACTGTCAGGTACTTTGCATCCGTTCGCAGCTTCGTCAAACGGATTCAAATTAGCAAGCATAAACTTGCTTAGACGTAGAGGACTGGGACCAAAAGCCATGCGTCGTGGTGCGTAACCGTAACGACGGGTTCCGCGACGACGCACGCGACGACGCGTAGAGCGTCGACGACGTGTAGAACGTCGTGCGCGATAAGTGGTGGTATTAACAATTGCGGGAGTTGATACCGCAACAGAGGCCATGTGTGTTGTTTAAGAGGTAAATACCAAAATGACCGTGCTGGTTGAAGTTGAACTACGTACTTCAAGTTGGCACGGCACAGCTGCACGTCTAGGTAATAATACGCCTACAGGCGTGCCGGCTGCGCCGGCACCTAGACGTGCAGTCACTTTCAATTTTGCGATGGATCGCTCACCAAGGTCAAGGAACTGGGTATTTACGCTCAACAACTACACAGACGAAGATGAAGACAAAATCCAACACCTTGCGACAACGTACACATTGTACGGAAGAGAGGTGGCGCCTGAAACAGGAACGCCACATCTGCAAGGATTCTTGTGCTTCATCAACCCCATTCGGCGTACCTCCCTTGTACGATGGCTACCAAGAGCTTTCATCTCTCCAGCCAATGGTTCACCGGAAGAAAACGAGTTGTATTGCAAGAAGTCTGGCAACTATTTCGAAGCTGGGACGCGACCTCGTACAGCTACTGAAATCAGAAGCGCAGGGGGAAGGCAAAAAGCAATCAACTACAGGGAATGTATCGCCAAGGCTGAATCAGGAGACTTGGGGTGGGTCAAAGAGAACGAACCGAAGCTCTATCTATTGGCCAAGCCCAAACTCGAGTCCCTCTTCGACCCACATCATTCGCCCCTCGACGGATCACTACTTCACGAATGGTGGGTCGGACCAACCGGATCTGGAAAATCCAGACTCCTCTGGGAGTTATACCCCAAGCATTTCCCAAAGTTGATTAACAAATGGTGGGATGGGTACAAACATGAAGAGGTCGTTGCTATCGAAGAATGGTCGCCAGATTGTGAAAAAACAACACAAGCTCTAAAGCGGTGGGCTGACCGCTATCCATTTCCGGGTGAAATCAAGGGAGGCCTCATTAAGGGGCTTCGTCCCAAGAAACTTATCGTGCTGTCGAATTACACCATAGATCAATGCTTCACAAGGACTGAAGACTCTGGTCCAATCAAAAGACGTTTCAAGGAAATCAAATTTCCTGATGAACAACAAACAGCGAGATTTCGACAAGCTTGGTTTACTAATCAGCCTGATGAAGCACAAGAATCGTCTGACAATGAAGAAAATGATGACGAAGACAGTGTTGATCTATCGTTCTTGAACGATTTTGATCCTCTGTGAGTTACCGGAACACCCGCTTCGCGGGTGTTCCGGAGATTCGGCTCCGCTCCGCTCCGCCGAATCGGCTTTAAGAAAGATCATTCACCACGGGTTGTGTTGCCGGCCGCTCAATGCGGGGCGCGCGGCGCCTTCGGCGCCTCATCGCGCCCCCTCCGCGCGGCCGGTGTGTATAGTGTATAGCCTAGGGGTAGGGTATACATGCGTAATTACGCATATACGTGTACTTTACGTATACTATACATGTTACTTTCCGGCCCTAAACGCCACTTCACCTGTTGTAGGCGTTAATAGGGTTACTTAAGTTACTTCACGGAAAGGAGTACCTTACGGTTACTTCTGTCCGGAAGGGGGGG